TTACTCTTCGCTGTCAAACAAATCCAGATTCGGCTGTCGGCTTTTCATCAGGCGTCGATGAACACGATGGATCAGCTTTCTCAGACCACGTTCAGTGATACCATATTTTGAACTTAGCTCGGCCCAGTTATTGCCTTTGTGCTCGTCGTAAATATGTAGATCACGCACGGCCAGCTTATAGACATAGTCACGTGGGAACGTGAAATTTTGCCCGCCGAAATGTTCAGCCAAAAAATTAGCCACAGCCAGCCCCAGTTGTTCAGCGTGTTCGGCAGAGCAGCCGTAATCTGTTGCTGTCTCTGCAACGTGATCGGCTAGTTCAGACAGCAGCTTATGACGCTTCTCTTCCATCGGTGTGATCATGATTTACCCCTCACTGGACAGACTGGGCCTTGCGTTCGCGGGCCTGCCATTTCTTTAGTGATTCGATAACACGGCTAGCCTGGTCTGTACTGAGCCATTCCAACCGCCCGACGCCGGTGATGCGATGTACATAGGCGTTGATAGCACGTTCAGAACTGTCACGAACGTAGCCTGCATCAGCCATTTCCAGCCATAACGCACGTATTTTCTTAGACTGTGCGTCAGTAGCCGTGATTTTATGAGGCTTTGTACTTTTGACTTTGAAACCCAGTTGTTTCATTGCATCCAGTACCTGTTGCAGTTGCCGTTCTGTCATATCCCGCGTGCTGTTGACGCCCGTATAGTTGACCAGAAACTGACGGTATGTATCGTCATCCAGTTTGCGGTCACGCTTTGCAACGTGTATCAGTTTAATTAGCTGGTTTCTGTTCATCGCCATCCTCCCGCCACACCGCTCCGCACATCAGAACGGCGGCTGGGCGACGTTCATGGATAGCATCCAATACCAGAATGCATGACTCTTCTGTCAGATAAAGATCATCCGAGACAGGCATTGCTTCGCAAGCATCAAAACCACAAGCTGAAACAAGTAATACAAAGCCGATAATCATGCGTCACCTCCGCACTCACACACACCAATAAATGCATAAGTCAGCGTATTTGGGGCATCAGCAGGCGATACATCATCCAATGACAGTTCTTTAACACCGTCGCCAAACTGTATTTTAACGAGGTCATTATTTACTTCTATTACGGTGACTTTTTTAGTGCTGTATCTAATATTGGTGCTACGTTGGGACTGTTTTACTCGTTCAATGAGAATATTGACCTTATCCCCAGCTTTAATTGATGATTTATCCACAGGGAGCATTTTGTCGCATTTGGTGCAGCGGTATTTATTCATTACCTCTCCCTCCCACAGCCTTAGCTAATTCGTCACAACGATCTTGATACCCGCGTGTATAAGCTAGTGCTTCAGCCTGCGATTGTGCTTTTTCTGGTGAATATTCCACCCCTAATCTCTGCACCAGACGCTGCAATTTCTGTTCTTTCTGATAATCAATCAGAGTCGCCATGCCATTTAAACGAAACTGTTCGATCATGATTTCGACGTCTGCCATTTTACTTGCCAGCGCGACTTCATTACCGACACCATTAATACAGCGGGCAGCTTCGACAACCAGTTCGCCAGTCTCTTCCGTCAGTTTCACCATCTGTGCTTCAGGCCCCCATTTCTTGAGAGCCTCCTTATATAAAGAAGAACGGTTCACATAACGCATTTTCATGATGGCAGTTCCTCCGATTTAGGGTCTTTACGCAGGATGTTGATCTCGTTCGCTGCGTTGCTCAGGGTGCGCAGTGCCAATTCAGGGGTGTTTTCCTGAATCTGACGGGTAGCCAGGCGGATAAATTGCGCCGTTTTCTCCAGGCGTTTTACAGGTGGTAAATGGGCCATAATCATTCTCCAAAATAGTGTTTTACTGAATTACGGGTGCAGAATTCCCCGGCGTTGACGCCGAAATAAAATCAATTTCATTTTTTAATAATTAAATGGCGGCGATATCTAATGAGATATTTATTAATTTCCCCGACTCGTCTTTTTCACGAAAATTAATGTACGTCTTGGATACCTTCACCATTAATGACTCTGAAATTGCCTCCATGGCTTTTTTCCATCGATCATCCTCAATTTTTACTGTTCGCAGAGACAAAATGCGTGAGGTGCTCAGGTTTCCTTCTTTATCTACCTGGAATGCATCGTCGATTATCGCCCGCAGCTTTTCATCGGCTCCCTTTGACCACTCCTTGACGCATTCGTCGATCAGTTGCTTTGCGATCTGCAACTCAGGGCCGAACGTCAACGAATCCTGCACCTTGATACTGATTTGCTTACTGCCGTCAAACGACGAAAACGTTACATTCCCCTTAACGCCCCCGCGAGTGCGCCCGTATTTTTCGGCAACCAAATCCAGCCAGGCATAGCAATTATCGAACGACTTTTTTTTGAATTCGCGCAATTCGTCGTTTTTCAACTTTGCGTCACGGATAGCATCATTCACAAATGCATCCATTTCCTGATCGTAATCAGACACCTGATTAATTGGCACCAGACGACCTTTACGGTCAGTCATATAGTCGTTTTTATTAATTTCAGTCATTGTTATTTCCTCATTAATGGAGAGATTCAGACCAGATAATGCGGCAACCATGTTGTTCAAACATGCCCTGGCGAAAGCGGCCTGTGTGGTTAACGCCAAATTCGGTATAAATAGCCTTGCCGTTTTCCAGCATTTTTGCGCAGTGACCATTTCTTGCAATACGGATAACGGGCTTACTACCGCACATCATGACGCTCTGAACTGTCGCATTCATTGCTTTCAATGCCGCCATCGCCAGTTGCACGTCTGCCAACTGCTGCTTAATGTTCGGTATCGATTTCATCTAAACCCCCTTAACCACATCAGCATTGACGACAGGCACGCCAATTTCAGCGGCCAGATTCATCGCGGCAATCATCAGGTTGCTGACGGCCAGCGGGTACAGCAGACTAACGATGCTCTTGCGGTTGTTAACGGTATTGCTCAGTCGTGCCCGGATAGCGTCAATCGCGCTGTCATCAACAATTTCAGCCAGCTTTTTGCCTGCGCGACCAAACTTGAATTGCAGGAAATCGGCCAGGGAATTATCCAGCGGCAGCAGCTCGACGACTTCACAGCGCTGGACGACTTCGCGGACTTCCATGTTGCGTTCTGACAACTTCACCGCCAGTTCTGGTTGGCCGATCAGGACGATTGACAGCAGCTTTTTAAACCCGCTTTCCAGCTCAAAGAACCGCTTCAGATGCTTCAGCGTGGGGATCGGCAGACTGTGGGCTTCCTCAATCACCAGAACGTGGCTGTAACCCGCTGCGCAACTGTCCTTCAATACGCGGTGTAACTGACGAAAACGGGCGTCTTGACTGCGCTTGATGCCCTCTAACGGCGCGATAGTGCTGATAATCGCCTCGGCAATCGCTGCCGCTTTCAGCGTCTTGCCTTTGACGTCGTTGTCTTCCATTGCCAGCACATACGGTTCGATGACGATGATCGGGGCGTTTTCTCTGTTAATGCGTTCAATCAGGTCGCGGCGCAGTGTCGATTTACCCGCACCAGACTCGCCGATGACGGACATAAAACCGCCGTGGCGGGCGGTCTGATAGAGCGCTTCACGCACGTAACGGATATCCGGCGTGGTGAAAACGTCTTCTGCGCTTTGCATCGCGTCATCAGCGAACGGGTCGCGGAACATGCTGAACGCTTTTTTTGTAGCTGGACGTAGTACCTGTTTTTTCAGTAGCATATTTTCTGTCTCCTCATCATTTGCCTGTTGCAGTGGGACGTCTGTCCCGGTGGTGATGCTTGCTGCCGGGACTTCTTCAAACGCCCCGTTTGGATCGATACCGCGATGTGACAACATGCGGGAAATACTCTGCCGGATACCCTCGGCGTTACGCTTTGGCCAGATACCGTGATTCACCAGTTGCGCGATTGCAGGCTGTGATATGCCTGCGGCGGTCGCCAGAGCGCCCTGATTGATCCCGTGGTTGGCCATAATGGTTTTCAGTTGCAGCATGTCCCCCCCTTATTAACGAATGCCAACGACGTTAGCGGCGGCAGGTGTCGCAATCAGCAACTCGACAACGTTTTCAATTTCATCAGCCGGAACGCCATCAGGGTATTGCGCGGCTAACTGCTGGTAATGCTGCGCCGTCCAACTGTGCCCGTTTGCCGTCAGTCGCTCACGCAGCTGCTTCGCGGCCTCAACATGAGTCAGCGGACGCTGTTCGATACGCGGGCCGCGAACCTCTGACGCCGTGCCACGTTTCGGCAGATATGACGGCAATGTCGTGTCATCAATGCTGCGGTAGGGATCGAACCGCCCACCAAACGGAACCGCGTTAGCTTTGCGCGATGCGGCTGCGGCCTCTGCGGAGTCCGTTCCCGTTACCAGTTGTTCAATCTGCTGGTTAACGTGCTGGGTAACGGTATCAGCGGGTTTCTTGTAGCTTTCGCCGATAATCGCGGCATTGGTTGAGAAGCCAAATTCGTTCTCTGGTACTTCTTCGACCAGGTGAAAGACTTCATGGCCATCTTCGCCCGTCAGCACGATCTGTGCTGCGTCGGTACGCCACGGATTACGTGTAACCATGACGAACTCGCCGACCATGACGCCTGGCACACTCGATACATCGTACTGGCGACCCTGAAACGAGATTTCGAGCGTCGCTTGAACCTTGCGACGTTCCGGCGCAGCGATGGCCAGTTCGCGACAAATAGCTACAGACGGTGCTTTAATCAGTTGTTCAGCCGTCACGTGCAGCCAGATGTTGTTACGGGTTTGCCCGTGGCGGCTGTGTATTGCTGTCGCGTTGAAATGGCTGCGCCACTTCTTCGCCATCGCGTTCAGCTCATCCAGGCTGTTTACTTCAACGAACTTCAATCCCGGCTCGAATTTGCGTTCGATAGTGTCCCGCGCTTTCTCGACTTGCCCCGTGGCGCGGGCGTTTCCGGCTTTGTGAGCAATCATTTCAATGCCCAGCGATTTGCACAGATTGCGCGTCATCGCTGCGGTGTTTGCAGAGCCGGGATCCATGAACAGGATTTTCGGCACACCGTGAAGCACGTCAGCGCCACCGCGCTCTTGCATCGCGTTAATCAGTACCGAGCAGAGGTTTTCACCAGATTCAGCGCCCAGCACGTACTCAACGTAAATCCAGCCGCTGGTGTGATCGGTAATCTCATAGCTCCACACGCGGTCATTCGCGATACGTGCCAGATTTTTCGGCTTGTTTTTATAGAACTGGTCATTGCTCATTACCTGTAATCCGGTCGTTTTTTTGCCGTTTTGCAGGTAATAGAGTGTGCAAATTGACGCATCAATCAGCCAGCAATGGTTCGGGTGTAGGCTGGCGAGTCTGGTGCTGGGTTCCGGTGCCATCAGCTGATCGGGATGCACGCCGTAACCGCGCATCGCACGAATGATGGTGCTTTCTGCCAGCGGACGAACTTCACCTGTCGCCGTATCTGCAAATTCAGCCGTAATCATGTTGTTTGCCCGCAGCTCTGCGACAGCGTCAGCAACTGAATACAGCCGCTTGCCGTTCTTACGCGTGGACTCCGTCAGCAGCGCGGAAATCATTAGCGCGTCATCGCGAGTCAGTGCGCTTTTTCCGGCATCATTTCGACGTTTACGGGTAGCAGGCATAGAAACCTCTTTCAGCTTGCGTAACAGCGTTGCGCGAGACAGCCCCAGCTCAGCGCAGGCCGTGTTGTAGATAGCGCCACGTCCGCCGTGTGCTGCGTTGCGTGCGGCCTGTGCTATTGCAACCAGTCGTTCTGTCAGTGCGCCGCTCATTGTTGCCACCATTTCCGCAGGCGGTGAATTAACTGACGCAATGCCGCGTTGATTTGCTTGCGTATCGGCTGTGGCGTTTTATCCGCGAACATGCGGGCTGAGTGAAGACGCTGGCGTCGAGCGCGGATTCGTTCCCTCTGTGCCTGCAAGCACTCGTCAGCATTAGCCAGTTTTTCACCCAATTCAGCGGGCAATATCCCGTTGTTATTACTGTTCAGGTTATTAACGGTCATGGTTATTGCCCCTGTTTTTTATGATATTTTGATTTCTCTTCCTCTGAATGCAGGTGTGGAACCAATGAAAGACAATAAGTATCTAAAGGAACAATTAAGCAAAAAGAGTGAACACGTAGACGACTGGTCGACGGGTGTTTTTCTTGCAATGCTTGATCTGCTAAAAGTGATGGCTCATGAACATCCCGAGGTGTTACGTCGTCTTGAACCTCAGTGGAAACAGGCCTATGACGATTACAATCGCGCTGAGCAAAACAAGCATGTTGGTGAGTCAGCTCGCTTGCTTGAAGCTCGGAAGATGCTGTACGGGATGCTGAAGTCGTTTGGAGCATTTGAAACGCCTCCTCGCGACTAAGCAGGCATTTACCATCTGAACGGGTAGCCTCTCGTAATAACTGTTCTACGCGAGCCTGCATATCAGGCTCGTATTGAATCTGTCGGGTTTTACGCATCAACAAGTACTCCATTGCATCAGCAAACGGCGCGGCGTCATCGGCAGTCACGTAGATATCACCGTGACGAGTCTGAATGGTGAAGCCGTTGCGCATATCAGGAACATGGTGGTGCAGCGCGTGGCGTAGCACGTCTGGGCTGTCCATTACCGGTGTATTACTCATGGTTGTTCTCCTGTGACTCTTTCACCCAATCAGGAGCGTCATCGCGGTGTTCCGGTAAATCGAACTGGTTGCGTAACGCATTCAACTGCAACTGGAGGTCATCGATAATTCCCGCCATCAGGCCAATGTGAAAAATGCCCGTGCGTTCGGTGTGATCGGCCAGTGCGTTAAAGCCGCTTTTCAGTTCAACCAGCGCGGCAATTACGCCGTTTTTAAACCCCGCCACCTCGGTCTCTATTGAAACGCCCTCGGTATCCGGTGTCTCTGTCGCTGCACGACGTGTCAGACGAGTGCGGAAGTCGTCGCGCTCGTTCTTGAGGTTGTCGATTTCATCTTTCTTCTCTGCGACGGTCTGGCGGCTGATATCCAGATCGATTCTCAGGTCTTCTTTTTCTTTGGTGTGTTTGGCGATCATTTCCTCTGCCAGCTCCAGCAACACCGTTTTGTCGCCGTCTTTGGCGGCTTCAATCAGTGCGCTTTTCTGGTCTTCCGGCAGGCGGCGGAACTGGCGCAGTTCACGGTAGCCGATGCCCATACGGGACATGGAATCAAGGGCCTCTTCGCCGAATGATTGCAGGTTGTTTATTGACTCATTGGCGTGTTCAGGTGTGTACCCTAGTAAATTGCAGAATTCAGACCACGTTCCTGAAAACTCAAGACCGTCTTGGCTTCTCTTTCCTTTAAGGGATTGGTATAGCTTGTTTTCTTTCACAAAAGCCATTTTTGAAGTCAAGACAGTCTTGGACAATTTGGCGAACGCTTCAGCCATCTGCGCCTGCCCTAATAGCTGGTTCAGCAGGTCACGTTCATCACTGAATTGGTCTTGTACACTCGCAATCAGTTGCTGTGCGCCAGCGATTTCAGGATTCAGGTTGGCATCAGGCATTAAGTTTGTTGTTGGGGATGTAGTACGTGCCATCGTTATCTTTCCTCGTTGTTAGCGACCGCCAGCCAGAACGCGCTGGTTGATTTCATTGATGCGCTCTTGTGCGCGGCTCATTTCGTTACTGTGTGCAACGGCGATTTGCAGAATCTGCATGCCCAATGCAAAGCGACCGTTCTCCAGTTTGATGGCCATCCCCTCTTCAATCAGGGTGTTCAGCGCACGGTTAATGTTGGCTGGGGACTCATCCAGTGCCTTAGCCAGATCGCTGTTTGAGACGCCATTCAGCGTGTGGCCGCGCAGGGCTTTGAGAACGCGCAGAATGCGTGCGCCAGAGCTGGAGGTTTGGGGTTTATTCATAGCGTTTGCTCCATAGGCTGTACTCGCCATGCGATATCAGCATCCAGCAAATGAATACAACCCACATCAGCAGGCAGGCCGAACTTTGCGTAACCATCACAGCGGATTGTGGTGTATGCCGGACGAGCAGGGATTGCGGGAACATGGCGTACAACAGTCGCGGGTTCGGATTGACCACGACCATTTACTGGTTTCAGTAATACGCGCATGCCGGGTGTTAGTTGGTTGGGTTTCATCGCTTTACTCCACTTCATTCAGAATGCCAGGGATAACCTCTGCACCAATGGCCACGGATAGATCGCGTAGAATTTTGTAGGTCAGCCGTCCGCGAGGGAGATTCGTTTTCCCCGCCCACCGCGCCACCGCTTGTGTGACTGTGCGGGGTTCATAGCCGCCACACAGCGCGAACTGACGAAAATTGCTGTCACGCTCAATCAGACGGGCTTGAATCTTTCGTTTGTTCATAGTGTTCCCGTTGGGTTATTGTGTACTCAATGTGTTTAATTGTACCTACGCAAATTGCGTATATCAAGGAATTGATCAACAAAATGAGTATGAGTGAGTCCGAGGTTGTTATATCTAGATTGAAAGAAATCTACAGCGCCCCCAGCGATAACGCCTTATGTCTCCAAATTGGCGTAAGTCCTCAGACACTTAGCAGTTGGAAATCAAGGAACAAAGTTCCATACGCAAAATGCGTAGATATCAGTAAGCAAAAGGGAATATCGCTAGATTGGTTATTGACAGGATCTGGTTCAATGCTGAGAGGCTCGGTAGATAATCAAGAACCTACTTTCAGTAGAAGTGATTTAACTTTGCTTGAGCTTTTAAATCAGCTAGACCCAGATGTACGAAGGGACTTGCTGCGAGGCGCTGAGGAAAAACAGCGCATGATAGACATGGAAAAGAAACTTCAAGAATTGTCTGCTGAGCTTGAACGAGTTAAAAAAACGGGCTGATTTGTTCCTATTTGGAACTGATTTTCATGGTTCACATTGCGTAAATTGGTTTTACTGAGGTGTCTATAATGGCTTTGGTTCCTTGTTCTGAATGCGGTAAAGAGATTTCAGATAAGGCTATTGTTTGCCCCAATTGCGGTATCAAGCGAAAAAAAGATCTGGGTAACGTAAAGGGTTGCTTAGGTGTAACGTCGATTTTCATTGTGGTTTTTTTTGTTGTTCTATTTATTTTTTCATTATCAAAACCGAAGCAAGATACAAAACCGAACGCTATAGATGTTTGCAAGATGATGCTGCGTATGCAATCTGCTAATCCTGATAACGTTCAAATTGATGACATTAATGGTGTGAAGTATGGGGATGAAATTACATATGAATGGACACCATTTACATTAAAACTACAAAATCAGCATGGAGCATTGGTTGGCGTTTCTGCAACATGTGTTACCGATACGAAAATTAATGATGTAGTACGGTTCATCCTCCCTGAAATCAAGTGATTAAAATATAAACAGAGTTTTTAATTTTTACACACAGCAAGGAGTAGTGATATGCGTTACCTCTGGATTTTTGCAGCCTCTTTAACCGTTCTTGTGGGCTGCTCTACTAAAAATTATGGCCGTCAGGGTGAGATCACTCAATACGAGAAAGACACGATGACGTGTCGTGAAATTGAGTTAGAGGAAGCTAAGGTTCATGGCTATCTCAATCATGTAGAGAAAGAAAGCCAATTTGATGGCCGTTCTGTTCTGTCGTTCCTAGGAGATTTTGGTATCGGAAATACGATGGAGAAGAACAGCGCATTAGAAAGTGCGAATACTCGCCTGGCGCAGTTACAGCAGATGCGAAGCCAGAAAGAGTGCACCTCTGGGGTTACTGCGGTGACTAAATAATGACAAAGCCAGCGGTAAGCTGGCTTTGTTTTATGATGTTGTGATTACAGTAAATATCTAAACGTTAGAAGCTAACCGTTCTTTCAGCAGATAACCTTCCAGCGGCCAGATTTTGTTGATGGCATTTTGGCGTGCGACTTTACGGCCAATTTCCTCGTTAAAGTTTTCAGGACTGGCGCAGGCGCTTTCTCCCGTGACGGTAAAGCCGTTCGCTAGTTCCAGTACGCAAATTGTCAGCAGTTTGTGAGATTCGCGCGGAACAGCGGTGCGCAATCCGGGTGGTGTGGCTCCGCGAACGCCATCGGCAGCAGTGAAATAGACCTCACTCGCGATTACACTCTCAATATGCTGTGGGGTAATTCGTGGTGCTGTTTTACCTGTTGCCTGAATATCATTCTCAATATCTTGCTTGTTCATAATGTCCTCTGTGATGTGATAAAAATGCCTCGCCATATTGATCGCTGAGGCGGGGTAAATAATCTGTCCGAGGGCAAATTACAAAAGCCACCTCGCCGCCCACAATGTCCCTGCTCGTTGTTATTTCTTTCAACACCAGGGAATCACCATGTCACTTATTCATAAAGTTTTTCCACATCGGTTGCGTAGCTGGATCCTCCTCTCCGTCCTGTTGCTTATCGTTATTGCGCTGGTTTCGCCCGCCCAACTCAGCGTCACCGTCTATAAATTGTCGCTGGTCTCGGTTGCTGTGGTGCTCGGCTACCACCTCGACCGCGCCTTGTTCCCCTATGCCAGCCCCGGCAGTTACCTGATTGATGACTGGAAAAAGACACAGGGTAAACCCGTGCCTGGTGTCGGTGGCCGTAATGAACCGGAATACCCGATTGCGACGGGGTATGAGCATGTGTTTGCCGCCGTTCTGCTGCGACGAGCGCTGATTGTGCTGGCTGTGGTACTGGGCGTGACGCTGGGGCTGTGACGATGCGTGCGCTAATCCTCTTGTCGCTGCTACTCAGTGCGTGTAATCCCGCCCTTGTTTTGGCTGATATCCCGACCGATGCCCGCCGTTACCAGAGCGAATTAACGCGTAATGCCCGTGCGATCTGGGGCATCAATGCCCCAGTGGCGACGTTCGCCGCGCAAATCCATCAGGAATCGACGTGGAAAACTAACGCCCGCTCTCCCGTTGGTGCTGTTGGGCTGGCGCAGTTTATGCCCGCGACGTCGCAGTGGATTGCCGGGATTTATCCTGCCGAGCTGGGAGCTAATCAGCCCTATAACCCATCATGGGCCATACGTGCACTGGTGCAGTACAACCACTGGAACTGGCAGCGCATCCCGGTAACGGCCAGTGACTGTGATCGGATGGCTTTTACTCTGTCGGCTTACAACGGCGGTCTGGGCTGGGTACAGCGTGATCGCAAGCTGGCCGAGCAACGCGGTCTGGATAGCTCACGCTATTGGGGTCAGGTCGAGTCCGTTAACGCAGGACGCACGCCAGCCAACTTCCGCGAGAATCGCGGCTATCCCGACCGCATTATTCACCGCTGGCAACCGCTCTATGCCAATGCAGGCTGGGGGGCGGGGGTGTGCGATGACTGAAGCCATCAAGGTTTTTGCCCGGTATCTGGTGTGGGCGGGGTTGATTACCGTGACTGTGTTTATGATCCACAGCGCAGGCTATAAGCAAGGTGTCGCAGATACCCAACTGACGCAATCCAGCGCTGAAACCCAGCAGGCCGCTGGCGCCCTAAACGATTTCATCGCGGGTACTCGCGAACTCACAGCTAACGCTAATCTCGCCAGTCAGCAACTGGCACAACAAATCAACGCCCGCCAGGCTGCGGACGAACAATCAACAGAGGCCATCCGTGCAGCTCTCAAAAAGACAGCTAACAGCCGTGTTATGTGCATGTTTGACGCTGACGTCATGCAGCAACTCGCCGCCGCACGCGAACGCGCCGCAACCGCAGCCACAACCGGTATTACCCGCGAGTCTGGCAGTGCCGTGCGAGCGTCCGGTGGCAGCAGTCAGTAACAGCATGGACGATATGGCCATTGCGCAAAAACAGCTTTATGACCAGTACGGCCTCTGTGCTGGCCGACTGATTGACGTTATCAAATGCGCCCAGGGAGGCGACTGTGGGAATAAATGAACTGAGTTTCAACTGGCAGTTTTTGCAGTGGATTGTGATGGCCGTTGTGGGGATTTATACCTGGCTGATCGGTCGTCAATCTGCCAGTCAACAGGAGTTGCTGGAGCTGCGCACCCGCATCACGACGCTGGAAGCGCAGGTGAAACAGGTGCCAACGCAAGCACAGGTTACGGAACTGATTAGCAACCTGAGCCGCACCGAAGCGGGGCTAAACGGGCTTATGACGCAGGTTACCGCGATTTCTCGCCGTACAGAGACGATCAACGACTATCTACTGCAGAACAAATAAGAGAGGGCGTGGTGAACAACAGTTTTTCCAATTTTTTACGCGAAGATCAGCGGCTGGTCATTCTGCGTTTTTTGTCTGAAATGCCCAGCTACAGCAGCAACAGCTCGGTGATCTATTCGGCGTTAACCCGTTATGGCCATGCGCCCAGCCGGGACCAGGTCAAGTCTGAACTGCGTTGGCTAGAGGAACAGGGGCTGGTCACTGTTGACGATATCGAAACCGTGCTGGTTGCCAGATTAACCGAACGCGGTGCAGATGCAGCGGCTGGCCGTGCGATGATCCCCGGTGTCAAACGTCCTGCTGCGGGGGGATGAGATGGGCCGTAAATCCACTATTCATAAGTTGCCAAATGATGTCCGGTCACACATCGAACGCCGACTGCGAGAAGATGCGCTGACGCTCGATGAGCTGATCGCTGACATTCGCCAGCGTTTCCCCAACGCCGACGAGACGCCGTCTCGCAGCGCATTAGGCCGCTATAAGCAGTCCTTTGAGCAGGTCGTGTCCCGCATGCGTGAACAAGACCAGATGGCAAGACTGCTGGTGAGTGAACTCGGTGAAAACCCCGACGAGAAAGCCGGTGCGCTGATGGTGCAGGCCGTCACCACGTTAACAACGCATGCCGCATTTGAGGCGCAGGCAGAAGAAACTCCCGATATTGATACCGTGCGCCATCTTGCTCGTGCCGCTAAAGATGTCCTTCAGGCACGTAAAGCCTCTATCGACGAGCGCAAGGACATCGAACGCACAGCGCGTGAGCGTCTGCTGCAAGAACAGAAAGAGAACCTCGACAAAGTGGCCAGTGCGCAGGGACTGAGTGAAGATCAGGTGCAGTTCTGGCGCGAACGTGTGCTCGGGATCAAGTAATGAAGCCATTAACATCAACGATACGTACCGTCGAATGGGACGAACTACCCGCCCGCGCCCGTGATATCCCGTTTGCGTTTAATCCATTTGTTGATGGTGTGCTGATGGCGCATCAAATCGAGTGCCTGAAATTCAATAAGTCCATTCTGGCCATTCCTAAAGGGCGACGCACGGGCATTACGTTTGCCTGGGGGTTGAACTCAACATTGATTGCCGGGGCGCAGAAGGTTGCGGGGGGGAATAACGTCTTTTATATCGGTGACACCAAGGAGAAAGGGCTGGAGTTCATTGGCTATGTTGGTAAGTTCGCCCGCGTTATCGCCCAGCAACAATCTCAGGATGTTTCCAGCATTGAGGAATTTCTTTTCGACGATCAGGATGCCCAGGGAAATACCCGACAAATCACCGCCTATCGTGTGCGATTCGCCAGTGGCTTTCAGGTTACTGCACTCTCATCTCGCCCCGCGAACATTCGTGGACTTCAGGGGGTGGTCGTTATTGATGAGGCGGCGTTCCATGCTGATGTTCAGGGCGTACTCGATGCCGCGACGGCGTTGTTGATCTGGGGTGGCCGTATTGTTGTGATCAGCTCGCACAACGGTAAAAACAACCCGTTTAATCAGTTTTGTCTGGATATCGAATCTGGACGATATGGTGATGATGCGGCCATTTTTACCGTGACGTTTGATGATGCTGTGGCTAATGGTCTCTATGAGCGCGTGTGTGCGATGAGTGGCGAACCCTGTACCGTTGACGGTAAAAAGACCTGGTACAGCCGTATCCGTAATGCATACGGGCCGCGTAAATCGGCAATGCGTGAAGAACTGGACGCCATTCCGCGTGACGGTAATGGGGTGTGTATCCCCGGCGTGTGGATTGAACGCGCCATGCCACAGGAGCGTCCGATTGTTCGTCTGGCGCTGGATGATGACTTTATCAATTTGAGTGAGTCAGAACGCGAGTCTTGGGGTATTGAGTGGATTGAACATTATCTGCGACCCGTGATGGAGGATTGCCTCGATCCTGATTTACGCCATACGTTCGGGATGGACTTTGCCCGCCATCGCCACTTTTCTGTGATCTGGCCATTTGAAATTACCCAAACGTTACGGCGCGTTGTCCCGTTCGCCATCGAACTGCACAACGTACCATCCGGTCTGCAACAGCAAATCTTGTTCTGGTTCATTGACAACCTGCCCCGCCAGTCGGGCGGGGCTATCGATGCGACAGGCCCCGGCATGGTGCTGGCCGAGTACACCGCTGACCGCTACGGTCGCCCGCGCATCGCCGAAATCACGCTGAACCGAAAATGGTATGGCATCTGGATGCCTAAGTTTACCGGGCTGTTTGAAGACAACATGATTGACCTACCGCGTGATGAGAACATTGCGCAAGACCTGCGTACGGTAGAAACCATCGATGGTGTGCCGATGGTTGCGGCTCTGGAACGTAAAGACCTGAAGGATGCAGAACTGGTTCGGCACGGTGACTCAGCGATTGCGGGTTGCCTGGGGAATTATGCCGTTCTAAATCTGGCTGCTGAAATTGCCTTTCAGTCTGCGGGCCAGCGCAGTGTCTACCAGCATTTAAATGGCTATGGTGCCTCATCATCGGACGGTGAAATTACGGATACGGGGTTTGGCACGGTGCGCGGCACGAATGATTTTGGAGGATATGTATGAGTCTGTGGCAACGTCTGACAGGGAAAACCAAACGCCCAACACTGGGGCAGGAAATCGCCAGCACGGGTGACGGCAACGATATTACTCGCCCATGGTTGGGGGCATTGGCACAATCGGATGACAGCGTTCTGCGCCATCGCGGGGCGCAGGATCTACAGATTTATCGTGAGGTGCTGGCAGACGATGAAGTGAAATCGGCACTCACGCAACGCCAGGACGCGTTGTTGTCTCGCGAAATTCAGGTCGATGCGGGCGGAGAAAACCCGATTGATATCGCCGCAGCGGACGCAATGCGCCAGCAAATTACTGAGCTGGGGTTTGACCGCATCACGCGCATGATGCACTACGGCGTATTTTATGGTTATGCCGTTGCCGAATTGATCTACGGCGTCAGAGATAATTTGCTGTGGATAGAGGACGTAAAAGTTCGCGACCGCAGGCGATTTCGCTATACGCCAAAAGGGGATCTGCGATTGCTGATCCCGCGCAATATGGCTGAAGGGATTGAATGCCCAGCGCCATATTTTTGGCATTATTCCATCGGTGCCGATCACGATGATGAACCCTATGGACTGGGGCTAGCCCACTGGCTCTACTGGCCTGTCTTCTTCAAGCGTAACGGCGTTAAGTTCTGGCTGACGTTCCTGGATAAATTCGGGATGCCGACGGTTGCCGGAAAATATCCCGCAGGGGCGACACCGGAGCAAAAACGTGACCTGCTGGCACTGACTCGCGCACTGGCCACTGATACGGGCGTGATTATGCCCGATGGGATGGCCATCGAACTGTTAGCCGCAGGCCGTTCCGGTGCCGCAGATTATCAGTCGCTGTATAACGCCATGAATGAGGCCATTCGTCGTGTCGTTGTCGGCCAGATATCCAGTTCGGGCGGTGCGTCAAAAGGGATCGGCGGCGATGAGTCGCTGCAATCTGATATTTTGAATTCGATAGCCAAATCGGATGCCGACCTGATTTGCGAGTCGTGGAATCGCGGCCCTGGCCGCTGGTTGACTGAGTTGAATTTCCCTGGCGCAGCGGCGCCGCAAGTATCACGTATTTTTGAAGAGCCGGAAGACCTCAAATCACGTTCAGAGCGTGACCGCAACATTGTGGAATCAACAGGGTTCCGACCGACGCTGGGCAATGTCAAAGACACTTATGGTGGGGAATGGGAGCCAAAACCCGTAGAGGTGGCAGGTACGCCTCCAACCAGCTTTGCTGAACATCAACATGAACCCGATGCCCCAGCCCGGATGGCCAGCCGATTAAACGCCGAGCTTCAGCCCGTCACAGACCGGTGGATCGCGCAGATACGTGAACTCGTCGATAACGCCGATTCGCTGGAGCAGCTGCGTGACGGACTCACTGACCTGTTGCCCGAAATGAACATCGACGACTACGCCGAAACCCTCGCGCTGGCGATGAAAGCTGCCGCGTTAGCGGGCCGTAATGATCTGCTGGAGGCAATGAATGGCCAGTAACGTCAGCTATGGTTCGCTCCCGTTCCGTGAGCAGATCGGTTTCTTAGAGCGAAAGCTCAATACGAAAACCGATGCCTGGACGGACGTCTACGGTGCGGAACACGATAATGAATTTATGGTCGCCGGGGCTAATCGTGACGATCTGGTTGCTGATTTGCGCACAGCGGTAGAAAAGGCTATCACTGGCGGCACGCTGGAGCAGTTCCGCAAAGAGTTTGCGGCCATAGTCCAGCGTTACGGCTGGAGTTATAACGGCGGCTTTGAATGGCGCTCTCGCGTCATCTATGAAACCAACCTACGCGCGTCGTATATGGCTGGCCGCTATCAGCAGCTAATGGCGATGCGTGAAACGCACCCGTACTGGGAGTATGTTCACAGCGACGTGGTTGACGAGCCGCGCACAGAGCATCTGGCGTGGAATGGCATGGTGCTGCGCTGGGATGATCCGTGGTGGATTTACCACTTCCCGATCAATGCCTGGGGCTGTCAGTGCAGCGTGATTGCCCGCACAGAAGACGACATTAAACGGATGGGGAAAGCAGGCCCGGATACCGCGCCGCAGATCACTTTTGTCGAGCGGGTTATTGGTCAGCGCAGTCCGGGCGGGCCACGTACCGTGTTTGTGCCGCTGGGCATCGATCCGGGATTTGAACACACGCCTGGACGCACCCGCGAGTTTAGCCAAGTGCCGCCGCCGCGTGGTGATGATCCGCTGACAGCTGACATATCGCCAGACAGTCTCTCTACACCGTCCACGGGTTCCCCAGCGCTCCCGCCGCCGCAGCCCGCCACGCAGCAATCTGACAGCGATAACGCTATCAATGCGTTTCTGTCCGCGTTCCAGGCATCACTGACACAGCCTGCTGTCTTCACCGACGCAACGGGCCAGCGCCTCGCTATCGGGGCTGACATGTTCGCCGCGCCGAACGGTAACGGCCAGATAGCCGAATCTGACAAGCTCCTACTACTGGCACAGGGTATTCAGTCCCCGGATGAAATTTGGGCGCAGGTGGTGTTCTCTCCTGAGCAGCAGCAATCCGTCGTCCACCGTCGCTATCTGGCCCGCGTTGCGTTGCCCGATGCGTCTGTGTCGTCTGTTGTGTTTGAAACCGGGACGGATGGCTGGGCTGGCAATGTTGCAGCAGATGAAACCCTGTTGCAGTCTCTGCGCAGCGGCGTGCTGTTGTATCGGCGGGAGAATTGAAGATGGCTGGCGCAACTCTGGCTTTGGACTATCGTGATGCGTTGCAGGTGCTGCTCGCGATTGATGACACGTTAAAATTTCCACAGACAATGTTGCAGGGTATGGGAGAACGGCTGCTGGAGTTGCATCAGCAGCGATTTACGGAACAAAAAGCCCCAGATGGCACGGCCTGGCAGTCGCTCTCTTCCCGCTATCAGAAGCGTAAGCGCAAGAACACTGACAAAATCCTGACCCGCGACGGTTATCTGCGTAATACGCTGCGCTGGCAGGTTAACGCCAACGAGCTGTTATTCGGAACTGACCGGGTTTATGGGGCGATTCATCAATTCGGTGGCACGATACAGATTGCTGCACGCAGCCAGCAGGCGTATTACCGAACCAAACGCAACCGCGACGGGAAAACAGAGGTCGGCAATCAGTTCGTCAGCAAGAAAAAGTCGAACTTCAGCCAGTGGCACACGTTGCCGAACTACAGCATCACGATCCCCGCTCGCCCCTGGCTAGGTGTATCAGCCACGGATACCGAGCGTTTACTGGAAATAGCCCGCTCGTCCCTGCAACGTAAAAAAGGCGGATAAAACGCACGGTGTGCCATTGAGCGCGGTTTGTCGTTCAATGGCCGCAGTTGCCTATTGCGAACGTATTATAATAGTTTTTAATAACGTTCCTGACAGTCTCCCGCCCTGTCTCTGCCGCATCGCGAACCATCCCGCCCAGAAATTATCTGAACGAGGGCAGATTACCCCGCCCGCGCACTGCGTCATCATCGTCCCGTAATACAAAACGGACGATAACAATGACCACGCAAACTTCTACTGCAACACTTGCTGTTTTCGCACCAGGGACTCATACCGCAGTCGATGGGCGGACGGTAACGTTCACGCTCGATAACTGCATCGATCTCGCTAGCAGTTATGACCCTGCGTTATCTGAAGCGCCATTTGTGATCGGTCATCCGAGCCTGACGGCTCCTGCCTATGGCTGGGCTAAACGTTTAGAAGTGCGTGACGGGCTGGTCTATGCCGAACCAAAACAGGTTAATCCGGCGTTCGCCGAAGCGTTCAATGCGGGCAGCTACAAGAAACGCTCACTGTCTATTTACCTGCCTGACACGCCCAACAATCCAAAACCCGGTCATTACTATGCCCGCCATGTCGGTTTTCTCGGCGCGGTTCCGCCGGCAATAAAAGGCCTACCTGATGTGCAGTTCTCAGAAGCCAGCGGCGATAACGCACCGCTGGAGTTTGCGCTGCCGTTTGAAACGGAGTTGCTGGCCGATCTGCTGCGTGGCGTCCGTGACTATCTCGTCGAAAAAGAAGGCAGCGAGCGTGCTGACCAAATCCTGCCGCAGTGGCGCATCAAATCGTTAGAAGAGATGGCCACGAAGGCGAACAACTCTGTTATTCCCCAACTGGCGTATGCCGAGGAGCACCCCGTGGATGAAAAAGAACAAGCGTTGGCCAAACGAGAAGAAGACCTGGCCAAACGTGAAGCCGCCCTGGCGCTTAAAGAAAAGAATCCGAGCACAGCGACCACCACAACCCCAGCTGACGAGCTGGCGAAGCGTGAAGCCGATCTACAGGCGCGTGAAGCGAAAATTGCGGCGCAAGAGAAAGCGAACGCAGAGGCGGGAAAAAAGCAGCGCCGTGACGATATCACGTCATTTGCCGACAGCCTGGTGACTGCCGGAAAAATCCTGCCGCGCCAGAAAAACTCGCTGGTTGAGGTGCTGTTCAGCCTGGGCAATGAGCCGATTTCGTTCGCCGATGGCTCCGCGTCTGTCAGCGAAAAACCGGAAGTGCTGCTGCGCAAGCTGCTGGAAGAAAAACCCAATGTGATGGACTTCTCCGAAAAGTCACTCGGCACAGGCAGCGAGCCGCTGGATTTCGCTGATGTGAGCGCCGTTGCTGATCAGGCGCGTACCTATCAGGCCGAGCAGTTGAAGCTGGGGCGTTCGGTGTCTACCACCGACGCAGTCAATCACGTCAAGAATCAGGGGAAATAAATGAATATCCCAGGACTGATTACCGGGCACAAAGCCGAGAGTGCCGTTACCCGTCGCCGCTTGATTGTGCGGGGCGATGTTGAAGGGGCGGTCACTCAGGCTACGGGTGGAACCGCACTGATTATCGGTGTGAGTACCGCTGTTGATGGCGTCATCGGTGACACGGTGGATGTGATCCGCAGTGGCCTGGCTCCTGTCACCTATGGTGCCGACGTTATCGCTGACCAGCCGTTGACGTCCGATGCGGAAGGTCGGGCTATCCCCGCGACTGCCGGGACGTTTGTGATCGGCTATGCCGAATACGACGGCGCAGAAGATGACGTCGGCTCGGTCTGGATTGCACCAGGGCAACTGTCGTAGGCAGTTGGCAGTCAACACGCACTCATAACAGGGCGACAACATGAACAAATTGGTATTGACGGCCTCGCAAATCAAATCTCTGGCCGAATTTGCGGAAACGGAGGGTCAGCCCTCCTACACGATAACGCATGGCTGCATCCCTGCGTTTGAGGCCGATGGTGGGACGGTATCACCAGAATATAACGGTCTGATTGCCTATTCAGGTTCTGAAAAACACGGTGTGCTGCAACTCGGTACATCCGAGTAACTGAATACCGCGCCTCGCCGCCGGGATAGGCTCCGGCACTGATTGATTATCTGGAGAACTCACATGGCCGCGCCATTTCCTATTGACCCGCACCTGACCGCGATTGCGATTGCATACCGCAACGCATCGCTGATTGCCGACAGCATTCTGCCGCGAGTGCCGGTCGGAAAATCTGAATTCAAATGGTGGGAATATGACCTCACCGACGGATTCACGTTACCGAATACCAACGTTGGCCGCACCTCTCAACCGAACCAGGTTGAGTTCAGCGCTGATGAGAAAACGGCATCAACCAGTGACTATGCACTGGATGCCCCCGTGCCGCAGTCAGATATTGATAACGCGCCGGAAAACTATGATCCGTTGGGGCGTGCGACAGAGCAGGTTTCCGACCTGATTGAACTGGATCGTGAAGTGCGTACCGCCCGGACGGTTTTCTCGGCGAATACCTACTCAGCAGGCAACAAAGAGAACGTCGCCGCAGCAGCGCAATGGGATAAAGCTGACAGTAAACCGATTAAGTCGATTGTGACCGCGCTGGACAAGATGATCATGCGGCCTAATGTTGCCATTTTTGGGCGTGCAACTGCTACGGCGCTGCGTATGAACCCATCCATTGTAAAAGCCTATAACGGCTCAGCGGGCGATGATGGGATGGTTCCGTTGCAATTCCTGCGCGATCTACTGGAGTTGGAAGAAATTCTGGTTGGTTCAGCGTTCGTCAATATCGCGCGGCCAGGTCAGAAACCCCAACTACAGCGCACCTGGGCGAATCATGCCGCGTTCATTTACCGCAACAAACTGGCCAATACCCAGGCGGGAGTCACATTTGGCGTGACGGCACAGTTCGGCAACCGTATTTCCGGCTCTATTCCCGATCAGGATATGGGGATGCGCGGTGGTCAGCGCGTTCGCGTCGGTGAATCGGTCAAAGAACTGATCGTGGCCCCTGACGTCGGCTACTTCTTCCAGAACGCCGTGGCGGCGTAATCCGATGGCCACGAACTGGTATATCTCACTCGCACAACTCGCCGAGCGTCCGGGCGCGGTGGAGTTGTCACAGGTTGCGCAGCAGGTCGGCAAGCCTATCGCCCACCCGGACATTCTCGATGCGGTATTGCGCGGCGAGGAAACCAGCCAGTGGCCAGCCGAGCAGGTTGATGTCGCGCTGATGGCGACGAAACGCATCGGTGATGTGGTTGAAGAAACCCAAACCCTGATCGACGGATATTTGCAACAACGTGGTTACTCGCTGCCATTAGCTAACGTGCTCCCGATTTTGACGTCCTGGGCACGTTCCATTGCCCGTTACAAATTGCACGCCCACCGCATTTCTGATGAGCGCAACGACCCGATTGTGCGTGATTACCGCGATGCGCTGCGGTTTTTACGTGAAGCTGCTGACGGCAAATTCAGTCTCGGCCTCGGCGATACACAAAAGCCGGCAGGCGGTTCACCGCAGGTCACTGGCCCCGGTCGCACGTTCAGCATGGATTCACTGAGGGATTACGGCAAATGAGCAGCGCCCCGTTTGATATCTCCCTCATTGTAGCCCGTCTACAGGCGCTCGACCCGCAGCCGTTTACGACAATCGGAACGGTGGTGGAGTACAGCAAAATCACCGACCTGAACGGGTTTGCAACGCCATCGGCGTATGTGCTGATGGGGCCGGAACAGGGGGAGCCTGGCACGGGGCGTGCACAGGTCGCGTCGATGGTATTCGGCGTGGCGATTGCCGTGCGTAACTACAGCAGTGATGCAGCGCTGGCGCTGGCGCATGAATCCCATCCTCTCATCGGCCAGGTGCGCGATCAGCTCATCGGTTTTCTGCCGTCGAAATTGCATACCACACCCGTTCAGTGGCTGCGCGGCGACGTGCTGGATTATGACGCCGGGACGCTAGTGTGGATGGACACCTTTCAAACCAAACGAGTTATTGGAGGTATGCGATGCCAAAGGTAATGCTCACGGCTCCACACACGCATAACGGTAAGCGTGTTGCAGCAGGTGAAACCATTGAAGTCAGTGACCGCGACGCGGACTGGCTCCGTGAACACGAATTAATTTCCGCGCCCGCCGCCCAATCCGCGCCGGCAGTTAAAAACGTAAAGCAGCAGGAGAATGACGATCATGGCACAGCCTGAAACGTATTTTTATGGCCAAGGGCGAGTCTATCTGGCTAAACGTGACGCCAACGGCAAACCCAAAACGTGGCGCTGGGTCGGTGATGTCTCTGCGTTATCGCTGGCACTGACAGTGGAGAACCTGACACACCGCGAGTCATACAGCGGCCAGCGAGCCACGGTTCGCCGCTTCCCAACCAGTAAGGACGGCACGGTCACGTCAACATGGCATGAATACAGCCCGCAGAATCTGTCGCAAGTGCTGTATGGCGAACACGCGGTGATTCCGGCAGGCACGGTGACGGGGGAGGCGCTCGGTAGCAATATCGCTGTCGGTGATCGTCTGACGCTGGCGCAGCAGAACGTCAGTGATGTTGTGATCGGGACGCTGGTTGCCGGTACTGACTATGAAGTGGATCCGATGTACGGCGCTATCGAGTTTCTGACGGCACAGGCTGGCGCGGTGTCAGTGAATTACAAGTATGAAGGTGGCATCAATACCACGCTGTTTAGCGTTCAGCCCGAAAACCTCGCGTTGCGCTATGAGGGCATCAACTTAGCTGAAGGTGGCGCGGCGGTTATTGTCGAGCTGTACACGCTGGCGTTCGATCCAGTTTCTGCCCTGGCATTAATCAACAATGACACCTCGCTGGCGGCGTTAGAGACCACTGCCGGAGTTCTGTTTGATACAGCCCGCCCTAACGATCCATTGCTGGGCCGTTTTGGTCGCATCATCAACGTTGCGGAGTCGGCATAAATGAGCGAACAGAACAACACGACCAACGAGCTGGAAACGTTGATTTCATCTCGTGAGATCAACATTGCGGGTGAGTCACTGACGGTTCGGGAATACAGCCTGGTGGATTCTCTGACACTGCATGAGCCCATCGCAAAACTGGTCTTGGCGCTGGCTGACGTTATGAAAGATCGTGCGCTGGCGTTCGATGATGTCGAAACGTTGCTGGCACGTCATGCAGACATCATTCCTGTACTGATCGCCCGTTCAGTTAATAAACCTACCGAATGGGCAGCAACGTTAAACGCATCGGAAGGCCAGACATTGATGGACTGGTGGTGGACGGTTAACAAACGTTTTTTTATGACCGCTGCCGTCCGTCGGCTGACAGTGCTGGACGTCAAAAACAACAGACCGTCGGATTCGGCAGCGTCTTCGCAACACTCGTCAGAGCCGGACATAACGCCGAGAGACTCCCGAATTACACCCACCGCCAGTTAACGCTCTATTACAAGGAAGCGCTGCGTCTGCAAGGCCAGGACAGCGCTAACCTGATCCTCGACGTTAACGCCGGATTCGCTGGCGGAGATTCGGCTAAAAGCCGGATTAACACACTCACAAAATAAGTCGTATAGGTGTACCAATGGCCGCAGGCAATGATTTGAATTTAGCGTTACGTATCACTGCCGACCTCAACGAAGCCCGCAGCGCTGTTGGGGAACTGACTGGTGATATCAATCAGGCCAGTGCAGCGGCCAGCAGCGGGAACGCTCAATGGACTGCGATGGTAGCGGCGCAGGACGCTGCCGCTTCTGCGGCTAAACAACATGGGCAGACGCAATCTGCGCTGGCTACTGAAATCGCACGCGTCGGTGCGACAACTCAACAAACCTCATCCAATACAACAAATTATCAGAATGCCGTTTCCCAGGCATACACCGCATCTGAAGCGCTCAAAGACGCAACCAGCGACGTTAATACTGATTTAGCGGCACAACAGACCGCACTGTCCGGGCTGTTGGGGCGTATTGATCCCGTTGTTGGTGCGTATGAACGTTTGGATGAAATGGAGCGCAAGCTCAGTGAATTCAGTGGTTCAGGGTTAATCGGCGGTGACGATCTCGATGAGTACACCGCACGGCTGAACGCGATGCGCGATCAGGTCGAAAAAAATGCGTATGCGGCGAGCGAAGCGGGACGCAAAGAGGCACAGGCTGCCCGCGAGTCAGCGCAAGCTGCACGGGAAGCTGCACAGGTTGAATCCCAGGCCAGAGCCGCCAAAGAAGCGTTTATCGCACGTCTGCGCGAACAAGCCGACACGATGAACATGACCACGGCTGAGCTGCTGGAGTACAAAGCGGCGCAGCTCGGTGTGACGACTGAAGCCGCCCCATTTATTCAGCGACTGACTGACACGTCAGCAGCGATGAATCGCGGCGGTCTCAGCGCTGGCCAGTACGCACAAGCAATGCGTTTTTTGCCCATGCAAATTACCGACGTTGTCACATCACTCGCGTCGGGAATGCCGATTTGGATGGTGGCCATTCAGCAAGGTGGGCAGATTAAAGATTCGTTCGGCGGCATCGGTAACACGTTCCGGGCACTCACCAGTCTGATTACCCCAGCCCGTTTAGCGATGGGCGGTATGGTCGCCGCTATCGCTGCTGTGGGCATCGCTGTTATCAGCGTGATGAATGACCAGGACGCGTTTAACCGCGCCATTGCTCAAACAGGAAACTACGCAGGTGTAACGGCGGGTCAGCTTGAACAGATGGCGCAGAGTGGCGGCGCACTCAATCGCAAATACTCGCAAGTTCGCGACATTCTCACGGGGTTAGTCAGCAGCGGCAAGTTCACCGCTGACACCATAAACAGCGTGTCTCAGGCCGCGTCAGCGATGGCTCAGCTTACCGGACAATCTGCTGATCAGGTTGTCAGTGAGTTTGTGAAAATGTCCGACAGCGTCAGCGACTGGGCAGCTAACAGCAACGACAAATATCATTTTCTGGACACTGCAACATATCAACGTATTCGTTCCTTAGAAGAGCAAGGTAAAACCGAGGAAGCAATTGATGTTGCGTCTGAGGCATACAAAAAGGCTGCAACAACACGTCTGTCCGAACTCGAAAAGGAATTGAATTGGGTTGCTCGCGGCTGGAAAAATATTAAAGGTGCGATGAGTGAAGCTATCGCAGCAGCTAAGGGCGCAGCGTCAGATACATTTGGACTGGATTCAGAAAGTGAGTCTCGTGCCAATCGCATCATTGAATTAAGACAGCGTTTATCTCAGGCGGGAAGCGATGTTGATATCGCATTGCGTGGAAGCGTTTATCAACAGCAGGTAAAAGCAGACAGAGAAGAGCTGGCAGCGTTAGAAAAAAAAGAAGCCGCAGCAAATGCTGTTGCCAAAGCAGAGTCTGATCGTCAAGAAACAGAACGAAAATCTCTGGCTGCATCCCGTGAGCTGGAAAAAACATGGGCAAATAATCGGACTGAGCTTGATAAAGAAGCCGACGCGATTGAAGAAACGCGCAAGCGCTATGAGGCGCTGTGGAAGACGCAAGGTGGCAGCGATACGTTGCGCAGCCGTGGTGTAACGTCAACTGATGGGCAGAACTTCTCTGGTGGCCAGTGGGACGTTGATGTTGCTGCACTCGATACGTCAAACAAGAAAGCACAACAATACAACGACACATTACGCCAAACGATTGAGCAGAAAGGCGCATTGACGCAACTGGAAAAGGTTGAGGCGGAAATTCGGAACGGCTCGTTGTCCGATGCAACAGCGGCAATGCAAGAACAGGCCCGCCAGTTAGCGAGGCAAGCCGACGCGCAAGATGCGCAGATTAAAGCCGCGCGTGCCGCCGCGTCTGAAACTAAACGCAGTGCCGCAGAAAACCAGCGTTTTGTTGATTCACTAGTTCAACAAGCTGCAAAGCAAACGCAGGGAACGGCAGCGACTCGCGCACAAGAAATCGCTACTCGCAATCTGACCGATGAGCAACGCAAGCTTGCTGAAGCTGCAAACGCTGCGCTGAATGCTCGTGAATTCGGTGACAAAAACCTACAACTACAAATCGATTACATGAGGGCATCGGGTGACAGCGCCGGTGCATCCTTGCTAGAGGTTCGCAATCAGTACCAGCAGCTGCGCGACGAGTTTACGGCCAGCGGTAACACAGAGGGTGTGAACTGGCTAGATAAGCTGCTGCCGATGCAGGAAGCGAAAATCCGCACGGATGCACTGAAAAAGGAAATGGAAGACCTGCTGGCGTGGCGTAGTCAGCAGGAAACCAGCATTCAAGCACAAGTCCAGGGCGGATTGTTGACCGAACTTGACGGTCGCCAGCGTCTGATTGAACTGCACACGCAGGTCGGCGCGAAGATTGAAGAGTACCTGCCGAAAATGCGCGAACTGGCGACGCAGCCAGGCGAAGCGGGCGAGAACATTCGCGGGTTAATCAGCACGCTGGAAGGCGAGCTGGGTAAGCTGAAGGAAAGCGGCAACGAGCTGACGGTTGCGTTTAAAGACGGTCTCCAGTCCGGGCTGCAAAGCTCGATCATGGGGCTGGCTAAAGGCACGATGTCGCTCGGCGACGCAGTCGGTAATCTGGCTCTGTCGATTATCAACAGCATGGCGCAGATTGCAGCGCAGCAACTAGCGATGATGGCCACATCGTCCCTGATGGGTAGTGGCGGTGGTGCGGGCGGTGGTGCGGGCGGTATGTTTGCCAGCTTGTTTGCGGCAGAAGGCGGGCACATTCGCGGGCCTGGTACGACGACAAGCGACTCGATCCCCACAATGTTGTCCGATTATGAATTCGTCACGCGAGCTGCGGTGGTTCAGCAGCCAGGCGCTCTGCCGTTCCTACATGCGTTTAACCAGCACGGTATTGCCGCACTAGAAGACTGGGCACCACGCGTTCGTCATGCGACGGGGGGCCTGGCAGGTATCCCTGCCCCCGCATTCAATGTGCCAGCCTCTATTCCTGAACCCGCCGAACGCCAGAGCCGCGTAACAGATTCCGCTCCCCCAACGCTGCAACAGACGCTGGTATTGGATAGCGGAGAGTTGTTTAGCTCAGGTGTGAAAACGTTAGCAGGTAAACGCGAAATGCTGACGTTTGTCCGTGCTAATGCCCCCACGCTGAAACAGATCCTGGGGGTGGAATAGTGATGAACATAATCACATGGCTGGTAGAGCCAAACTGGACGGGCGGCGTAACTGAAACCCTGGAGTGGAAAACCGATGTTCTCCAGTCACCCACAGGGGCAGAACAGCGTATTGCGCGTCGGTTATCTCCGCGCCGTACGTTCGAGTTCAGCATCTTGCTAGCAGACAATGACCGCCAGCGGCTGGAAAACGCCGTGTTCCACGCGGGCGCGGCACGCTGGGCTATGCCCGTATTCTCGGACGTTTATGTGTTGCCGGCAGATATTGCCGCCGGTGGCAATATCATTACGTTAGATACGGTCGGCCGGGACTTTTCAGCAGGCGGAAAACTGTTACTAAAAGACGGGCTGGCCATGAATGCCCGGTCATCATTAATTGATATTGAAAACGTCACATCAGACGGCCTGAATCTGTCCGCGCCGCTGGCTGAACGCTGGCCTGCCGGAGCGACGTTATACCCTGTTCGTCACGCGGTATTGACCGACCCGCCGGATTTCACGCGCTATAACACGTCACTGTCTGCCGCGCAGATCCGTTTTCGCGTTGATGAGCACAACGCCTTCAGCGATGACGTTGCCGCATTACCCGTCTATCGCCAGCATCCTGTTCTGGAACCGGATTCAAACTGGAGCGAATCGGTCACAGGCCAATACCTGCGCCTGTTGCTGGAGTTAGATAACGGCTCTGGGCTAGTTGCCCGGACAGACACCGCGCGACGTTCGTTCGTAATGCAGGCTCATACCTGGATGCCTTTTGGCCGTGATGAACAGTCTGCGTTACGTCGTCTGTTCTATTTTCTGCGCGGTCGTCAGCGTGCCATTTGGGTGTCCAGCCCCAACCACGATTTTTATCCCGTCAGTGGTATGAACGGCAATGTGATCGACGTCGAGAACGCCGGGTTTGCGGATTTCGGCATTGTGCCCGGACGTCGTGACCTGCGTATCCGGCGTACAGACGGCACCTGCTTTTATCGTCGCATCACTGCCGCAAGCGTGTTATCTGGCGCGGTCGAGCGCCTGTTACTGGATGGCTCCGCGCTCAGCCTGGCACTGGACGATATCGAATCGCTTTCTTTTATTACGTTATGCCGCCAAGAGTCAGATTCAGTCGAGTGGCAACACACGACGGATGGCGACGGGGTGGCTAGCGTGAGTACAACATTCAGAGGGATCCGGGATGAGCTGGAATCAGTTTGAACACTCAACGGCGGATGGCCGTCCGGTAACGCTCTATGAGTTCGTCCGGGGCGATGTGCTGTTCTATCGCTACACGAATGCGGACAAAGACATTCATCTGGATACGGTGCAGTGGAAAGCACAGGCAATCAGCGACAGCGGTCTGATCGTTGGTAGCGGGGATAATCTCGACGTGATTGTGCCATCTGATAACCCCGTCGCGAGGCTGTTTCGCGGGGTATCACCATCCCGGCCCGTTCGCATACGTATCTATCGCGTGCATGTTGATGACACTAGCACTGAATTCAAAACGGTGTGGATAGGCACGATTAAAGAAGCTAAACGCGAGGCAATCGACCGGACACGGCTGGTTACTGCAAGTCTGGCATCAACATTTACCCGCGTTGGACTGCGTTTGACGTATGGCCGCGCTTGCCCATATGCGTTGTATGACCACAACTGTAACGTTGACCCCGCTAGTTTCGGCGTGTCTGGTTTTGTCATTGACAGCTTAGATGGTGCAGAAATCACAGTCACGTCGCTACCCGCAGAACTAGAAAATGGTTGGTTTACTGGCGGTTATATTGAGTGGGAAACGGACGGTATTACTGAACGTCGCGGCCTGAAAGTGCAGAACGGCAATCAGCTTGGCGTTATTGGCGGCACGTCGGGGCTATCGGAAGGACTGGCAATTACTCTATTTCCGGGCTGCAACCGGACTATCAGTCAGTGCGCTGAGAAGTTCGCAAACCATCTGAACTATGGTGGCCAACCGCATATGCCTGGCAAGTCGCCATTCACCATCATCAAACTGTTCTAGGAGATAAAGCTATGTGGCTAGCGATAGCTAAGTATGTCGCGATCCTGGTTGCTTCATATCTGTTGAACCAGGCATTAACACCAAAACCTAAAAATAAAACGCCAGATGCCGCCACTGCGGAAGACTGGGAGATGCCGCAGCCAAATGAAGGGACAGCTCAGTGCGTATTTTTTGGCGACTGCTGGACTGAGGATTGGTTTGTTCTCGCCTATGGCAACTATCGCTATGACGCGATTAAGAAATAAGGGGTTCACTATGTTGATTACGATGGAGCATGTACGTGCGGGCGGTGGCTGCGCAGGCGGGCTACGGATGTTTTTCAATCGCTATCAGCTCGACCTGAAAGCGTTCCTGGCTAACGGCGGGATTGATTCTGATGCGTTGCTGGCCACGGGTGATGCTATCGCACTGAATATCGTTCGTTTGGCTGAAGCGCGTACTCAACAGCGTGAGGCTCAGTAGATGGGCGGCGGCGGTAAAGGGTCTAAAAAAGTCACGGTTGGCTATCGCTACTCTTGGGATGTCCAGGCGGGGCTGGGACGTGGCCCGGTCAATGAAATCGTGGCTATCACCGCAGACGATAAAAACGTTTTTGCTGGGACACCCGGCCAAATCAACGGCAACACTTCTCTTTATATCGATAAAGCTAGCCTGTTTGGCGGTGACGATACGGGCGGTGAAGGCGGCATTCAGGGCACGATGGAAGTGATGATGGGTGAGCCGACACAAGAGCCGACCCCGGCATTACGACGCTTACTGACCGGACTTGTCCCCGGTTTTCGCGGATTAGTGACGACGCTGTTTAGCGGACTGGTGAGCTGTTACAGCGCCAGCCCTAAGCCGTGGAAGTACCGCGTTCGCCGCATCGATAAAGGGTGGGACAAGGGCGTTGTCTGGTATCCAGAGAAAGCGCGGATTGTTCTACGTAATGATGATGCCCAGCTCAATACCAATTACCTGTTGAACGATAACTGGCCACCCGTTGTTCTGGATGAACTGGGCCTGCCTGTTCCGCCCCCACCAGGCGAACCGACTCGCGATGAAATTCGGGCTGAAGCTATCGAGTCGATATCTGAAAACCTACGCACCATTCATGCGATGAATCCCGCACACATCCTTATTGAGTGCGGGATGAACCGTGACTGGGGACGTGGACTATCGCTCGATGACGATTTCGACCTGGACAGCTACAAGGTTGCTGCCGACCAGCTCTACGCCGAAAATTTTGGCCTGTGCTTTCGATACAACCGCCAGGACTCACTGGATACGTTCGTGCAACAGATCCTCGACCACATCGGCGCGGCACAATACGGCGATTTAGCAACAGGGAAAATGACTCTGAAGCTGATCCGTGATGACTATAACCCCGCTGATTTACCGCTGTTCACGTATGACAACGGCATTATTGCGGTTCAGGACGATGACAGTGTGAGCACTGACTCGGCTCCGAATGAAATTGTTGTGACATTCCGTGACCCAGTGACGAATACCGATGGCACTGTCAGGGCGCAGAACCTCGGCTCTATTCAGTCAGTCGGCTTGATTTCGAGTTCAACCGAGTACAAAGCTATTCCGACCCAGGAGCTGGCCGCTCGCGTCGCCCAGCGTAATTTAGAAATGGGGGCCGCTGGGTTAACGCGCCTAGTCAACCAGTTTGACCGTCGTGGCGGTGATTTGGCCCCTGCCAGCGTGTTCCGCATTTCTTTGCCCGATCGCGATATCATCAATATGGTGATGCGCGTCAGCAAAATCACAGAGGGCGAAAACGGTGCATTAACTGTTACTACGGTGCAAGACGTTTTTGGCCTGCCCGCGACGTCATACAGCAATGGCCAGCAAGGCAGCGAATGGACGCCGCCTGATGCTTCTTTGCACGCTGTCAGCGATATCCAGTTAATAGAAATCCCGTACATGATACTGGCCGGGACGATGAGCGCGGCAGAACTGGACTATCTGAAACCTGAAGGGGGTTATGTTGGCGTGATGGCCACTGCACCGACCGCTATGTCTGTGAACTATCAGTTGCAGACTCGCGCTGCTGGTGCTGAGTTTGCTGATCGTGGTCTCGGCGACTGGACGCCATCCGGCACGCTGTTAACAGGGATGTCTCGCCAGACGAAAACGATGCATGTATCGATGTCGAGAGTGCCGACAGTCGGTGATGGGGTGATCGTCGGGAATGAGATTATGCGTGTTGATGCCGTGGACGTGGCAAATGAGTTACTGACCATTGGCCGCGCCTGTGGCGATACGCTTCCCGCTGTTCACGCTGCTGGTACACGCGTTCGTCTATACAGAAATGCGATTGAGTCTGACAACGTCGAATACATTACGGGTGAAACCGTTGATGTCCGGCTGCTGACGCGCACCAGTGCTGAAATGCTCGATGCAGCATTGGCACCGATTTGGTCTCGCCCGATGAATCATCGTCAGAATCGCCCGTATCTGCCCGGAAATATTCGCATCAACGATGCGCCATATCCCGTTGTTGTCGCCACGGCCGAAACCTACTCATTAACGTATGCACATCGTGATCGCTTACTGCAAGCCGATAGGCTGATTGACTGTACGGAAGGAAGCATTGGGCCAGAACCGGGCGTGCAATATGTCATTACGTTGACGAACATGGCGACGAACGAGGTGGTTTGGACGCTGACAACAGCTGATAGCACAGTGTCTGTGCCATATCAGTCCGATGATAAAGATATTGACGCCGCTACGCACATTCTGACGCTGTTCAGTACACGCGACGGCACAGAATCGCTGTATCGCTATCAGGCGACATTGCCCGTCGGCGTTTATGTCCCCGAACCGACACCAGAGCCAGAGCCAGAGCCAGAGCCAGAGGGTAGCGTATGAATCAGGAAAACTATTTCTATGGCCAGGGCAAAGTTTATCTCTCTAAACGCGACGCTGACCGCCGCGTTAACTGGCGCTGGATTGGTGACGTCTCATCATTGAATGTGGCGCTGACCTATGAGCAGCAGGTCGGAAAAGTTTCACGCGGCGGAAGCCTGTTGCAATCCCAGCGTCATATCACTGCACGAAATGGCGGCATCACAGCAACGTGGCATGACGTGTCCGCCGATAACCTGGCTATTCTGCTGTACGGCGAACAGTACAAATATCGCCAGAACTGGAACAGTGAGGTATTACCGCAGGGCATCGTGGCAGGAAACCGTATCTGTCTGGATTTTCAGAACGTTCGCTCGGTTGTATTGGACGGTCTGACCGAGGGAATTGATTACACCGTCGATGCAGACTGGGGCGCAATTGATTTCCTGACAACGCCCGCAGAGCAACCCGTTAACGCCAGCTATGACTATGCCAGCCATCAGGCTGTTCCCGTACTGACGTCTACACCAGGCGAGTTCGGGTTGCGCTATGAAAGCATCAATCTAGCAGAGAACAGCGGGAAAACGCTGGTCGAACTCTACCGCCTCAATATCGATCCTGTCGGAATGTTAGAACTGATCAATACAGGCAATAACCTCGTCGGATTAGAAACCACGTCATTAATACTGCCCGATCTGCAAAAGACTCCGTCACGAGAACTGGGCATGTTCGGGCGCATCTCAATGATTAATGACTGGCGCACCATCACGTATAACGACGAAATCGATTTTAACGGCGAACACAATTTCGCTTATTAATTGCTGCACCAGGAGAGAAAACAAATGGCTAATTTACCCGAATCGCCGCAATGGGCTGACGGCGTTTATCAAATAGAGCGTAACGACCCTGTCGGCGGTGGCCCAGATGGTGCAGCGAATAAACCGCTAAAAGACCTGACAAACAGAACCCGCTGGTTGTATGAGAAATTTGGTACGGCGTTCGATAATTTAGGCTGGATGCAATTGGGTGTATGGACCGTAGGGCTTGAGGTTTCACTGCCGACCCAGATTGTGAGCTTCGACGGCTCCTGGTATCGCTATCGCGGAAACCTTGATTCTCCGCATGTTATTGCTGGGGCTTCTCCAGCAGACGATGGTGGGATTTGGTCTGGTGATAATCCTGACGGGATTTGGGTTGATGTTGGTGATGCGAGTTTGCGTTCTGATCTCGGTTCAAGCGGTATAGGCATGGGGGCATCGTTAGTTACGACATTGACAGGAAAAACAGTTCAGTATGAGCTCGATACTATTCAGTATGAACTCAATCAACTTCAGCCCGGTTTTACTGTTATCAATAGTGATATATCAAAAATCGCAGAATCAGCAAATTCTCTGTCGTTTGCTCATAGTGTAGTAATAACCGGGGATTCGTTAGGATTTAATGGCTTTGGCTATCAATCTGGATGGGGTGTGAACGGAGCTGGTTATGCGACAGCTCAACCATTCGGCATTAGCTCATGGTCGCATTTATTACGTGATGCTCTATTTACTGCGACTCCTGCATTTACGAGCATTTTTGATTTGAAATGGATTTCAGACGCTCTGTTAGTTGCTGTTGATAATACCAATTTAAAAAACATTGCAATAAACTCCATGGCGTTGAGTTGGACATTTTCATCTAACCAATCGTTGTCTGTTTTTAATACATATTCCGGCAGCACTGCGTTGATCATCGCAAAATCCCCGGCAGCTAGTGCTGTGAAATTTGACGTTAACGGCATTACGTATGACAACACATCAAATGACGGGCACTATCAGTCATGTGAGTACATGTTGATAACTGGCGGTTCGAACCCATCAGAGATCAAATTACAGAATGTTAGGAATGCGTTGACGGCAACTCCAGGCGGTAGCATCACAGTCTACGGCGTGACTCACGCAAACCGAACATGGGCAAAAATAACAGCTAAGGGTGGATATACTAGCGCTCAGGTTTTGAGTGAGTATGATTCACTAGTCGGAGCGTACTCACCTAACATTGTTTACTACATCATTGGTGCTAATGATATCAGCAGTAGTGTCCCAGTTGCTGATTTTAAGACTAACATCGCCTCTTTTATTGAACGAATGCGCAGTGATATTAGTGACGCAGTAATTGTACTGATGAGCCCCCCTCCGATGGCTGGGCGGCCGTATTCACAATTGAAGCCTTACATTTCAGCGATGCGAGATCTTGCAGTAGATAACGATTGTTCACTAATCGATTTGTATCATGTATTCGCAAAAATAGATCCGGCATATTGGCGTCATGACAATATTCATTTCAAAAAGCAAGGTGACGATATTGTATTTAATGTTGTCAAAAATTTAACATTTCCAGCTTTGCGTCAAAGTTCGTTTTCTCCCATCCGTGAATGCGCGGTCGGCTATGGAGGTCGGGCCGCAACTCGAACATCTGATAGTTACCAAATAACAGTAACGGCAACCGCCGGTGCTCCGACTGTCAATCTTGGCGGGAGAATCACACCGTTTATAAAGACTGGTTATACAACTCATGGAGACTATAACGTGATGATTGTAGAAGCCCCTGCTGGCTTTAGGATTAGTAATATTTCTGAGTATCACCCACCGATCGGGGGGTTCTCTCAGACAATACGATTTCATTCATTTATTGATGAGACACAGCGTTCGGCGCGTTTTTTTGCTGCAAATGGTTCGGCAAGCATGGCAATAGCTGGATCAGGCCTGATGTGTATCATCAGCATAAATAGAGATACATCGTTAATTTAA